GCTCCCAAAATTTCAACGAGGTGATCACGTTCGGCAATGACGCTGCGCACCTGTTCGTACAGTGCGACGTCGAAGTCAGTATCGCGTTTCAGTTCAACCCAGAGGTGCGGCAGATCCGGGTGATAGAAGAACAGCGTCACCCGCTTACGATCGCAGATCCACATCTGCCCGCGCGCCTGCTGCACGTAGTCTGGCGGACACCGCTGGTGCCTCGCGTGATAGGCGAGCGTCTGCACATGCACCTTGGCGCTCAGGCATTTGATTTCGATCAGATCCTCATCGGTCATCCCGTCGGGTGAACAGCCGGCGCCGTGATTCGTGACAAACCCCACCGGCTTGACACCGCGACTGCTCAGGAACTCGTACGCGGCGCGCGCCTCGGCCTCGAGCTCGTGCCCCCGCTCTGTCCATTGGTTGCCGTTCCAACGGTCCAGGGGGCGCCCGGCATACTTCTCTGCGGCCAACTGTGCGGCATAGTCACTCAGTTGTTTCGACGGCGCGCCCGTGCTGGTGACCAGTCGGTGAAATTCGGAGGCCGTTGGGATGCCCACGCGCAGCGCCAGCCACTCCGGGGTGTTCTGTTCGACATCGTGGATGATCATGCGGGCACCTTACGCAGTAGGAACTTCTTCACCTTGTCGAATTCGAGCGCCTGGATCTCCTCGATCGCATCGATCTTCTTCGTCGCAAGCCACGCCATGATCGCGGCGCGGTCGAGATCGTTCTCATCGATGATCGCGTTCAACTCGAGCGCCTGCTCCTCGGAGACGAATAGCGTCGGCCTACCACTGGCCGCGTTGCCGTCATCGTCCCGGCCGATCGCCACGTTGAAGATCATCTTCAGGAGGTAGCGCATGCCGTATTGGGTGGCCGATCCGACTGCGTGCGTCTTGGTCATGACGTCGCCACCCTTGGCCCCTTTGCCGTCGGCTGGCATGTCGATGTGGTACTCGCGGGTGTGGCCGTAGGTGTGCGAGACGATGCAGATGACCCGGACATGTTCCGGCAACTTCGCTTCGCCCGTACCGAACGACAACGCAAATCCGTTGGCGACGTACACCGGCCGCAACACCCGATCCAGCTGCGCATAGTCCGCGTACATGCTGCGCGTCTGCTCGTTCGGCATGTTCGGGAACACGCGCCCAACCTCCGACTGCGCCGCGTTCATCGCCAGGCTAAAAGCCTTCTCGGCTTCGCGCGCAAGAATCCGCTCCTGCATGGCGAGCAGGCGTTCCATCTTTTCGATGTCGACCTCGGGATTGGTCGCCGCGCGTTCAATCACGGCCAGCAGCGCCGTCTCGGGGGTTTCGGTTCTCTCAACGATTTCGCTCATAAATGCCAGTCCTGTATTGCCAACGTCACTTCATCGCCAAAGGGTAACGGTTGCAGTCCGTCCAACTGGTAGTGCCAGCACACCAGATTGAATAGCTGCTTCTCTCTGATCTTCCGATCCGGCGCCGCATGGATCTCGGCATGCTCGGCATCGGTCAGAGGGAGGATGAACCAATTTCCGACGTGGACTTTGTTGTGTCGTCCGGTTACCCCCACACAGTGGTGGATCACTGCTGGACCGCCAGAAATGATGGACCCCATGGCCCTGACTGATTCTCGCCACCGCTTTTGGACTGCCGTTATTCGCTGACCCTTACTTTGCATGGAGATGTTTCCACGTTCGTCCAGCGCGCAGATCCGATATGGTTCCGTAGGCGACGCCCAACCTGTCCGCTGCAACTCGCGTCGATAGCGGACAGTTGATGGCCCACCTAGCCTGATCGTCAGAGAGTCGCGCCATTGGATTGGTAGACCCTTTGTTAGCCATCGATGCCGCTGCTCTCAAATGCGCGCATTTGTCGCGACCTGCGAATGGATGCGTCACGCCTCGTGGTCCGTTGTGCCTGCCCTTCGCGCACATGTCGCGCATGTTGTCCGCCTGCGTACCGAGAAACAGATGATCGACATTGACGCACATTGGAACGTCGCAGCGGTGCAATACATGAAGCCCGGCGGGGATTGGCCCGCACTTCAGCGTGTACGCCGCGCGATGAGCCAGCACTCTTTTCCCATCGAATGTAAATCGCCCATACCCTTTCGGACCTACGCCGCCGATCCAAAGGTGACAACCAGACTGAAACTCTTCATCGACCGTCCACCACATGTCGAACTTTTCTCGATTGTTCATGTTTCCACCTCGTTCGGATCTGGAATATCTACGCCGTGTTCAGCAGCGAAGTGTTGGATAGACGTCACGAAATCCGCGAAATCTACGGTCGTCAAGTTGTGGCTCCGGTGGATCGGTCGACGGCGTTTCTTGCCGAAGATCTCAAACTCTTCCCAACCGGACCATTCACCCAGAAACATCTCGTGCAGATCCTCCGCACGCCACTTCGCAGATTCGCCGCACTCCTTCAGGATCTTGGGATAGACCACTCCCCAAAGGTAGGCGTTCTGTTCGAGGCTCCGGCGGCGCACGTACTTCTCGACGGTCACGCGCACCTTGCGGCCGGGCAGCGTCGTCAACAGTTCGCGCGTCAACCGGCTCACCATCTCGGCGCGCTCGGACTCGGGCAGGATGTAGGTGCGCGCGGTCATTCGTTATCCGCTATCGGCAGACAGTCGCAACCCTTGCGCGTGCGTGAGCCACACCGATCGCACCACGGCGTCGGATCGTAGTTGTCAGAATCAGGTCCATGCAGCGGGCAATCGCTGTCGTGGCACGCTTCGAGGCCCGTGATCTCGCATTCGGATTCGTCGGGAACAACGTGGACGATTTTCACTTCCTTCTCCCCATCGGCCGCACCAGCTTGCGCCCGTTGTCTTGTCGCACCCACGTTCCGTCTGGTTGCAGACGAGCGGTTACCCATACCTCGTGCCGCTTCGCAGCTGGCCGCATCCAGTGCCAGAACTGCCGGCGCATGTGCGGCTGCAGGATGAACAGCAGGAACATCACGTTGGCGCAGAGGGAGCCGATCAGCAGCAGAGTCATCGGTTGTGCTCCTTTCGATCGTGCCGTTCTATTGCCGAAGTGATCACGCGAAGCACGAGCAGGCCCATGCCGCAGCCGACCGCGAACGAAACAACTTGAATAAGCATCAGGCTCACTGGTTGATCTCCCGTGCCCGTTGCGCCTCTTCAGCGTGTTCATCGACGTTGTACAACTCGAATTGATCCGCCAGGTGCTTGTCGAGGCAGTGGTCACAGCGCACCTCGGTCTTGAGATACGGCGTGAACGGCGTCTGGCAGTCGAGGCAGAAGGGCAACTCGTCGCCGTGACATTCCAAACACATGGCGTTGAATTCGCCCGCGTGCCAGGTGACCTCGTGGCATTCGGTGCAGAGGTGTTTATGCACGGGGACGCTCCTTGCCGCATGCGGCGCAGTGATATGCTCCGAGCGGCCTTCCCTCGAAGTCTTGGCGTTGTTCCCAGACGTCGTGCGGGCAGGTCTTGCTCTGGCGCGCGGCGATCAGCCGGTCTACTTCCGCCTTCACTGAGGCAGTCGGCCACTTGCGCCAGAACTTCTGCGCGTCGCGCGCCAACTGCACAGTCTCGCCGGCATCAAGGTGTTCGAGCCCAATGCGCGTGATTAGATCCTGTTTGAAGCTGGTCATCATGAATATCTGCGACTTCGACGCCGTTCAATCGCCACTCAAGGAAGGACATTTTCATTTGCCAAGCTCCTTCAGTACCCGTTGCGAATACAGTTCCAAGTTCACCATCGACACGCGGTAGCGCATCCCGAACTGATCCGTGAGCACCGTCCGGTTGCGGGACTGATCGCACAGCGCCACGTAGACCGCGTGCGCAACGCCGACCGTATCCTTGAAGTCGATGTACTGAGGAATGTGTGCGCCGCTGACGCCATTGGCATCTACAACGATCTGCTCGAAGGTGAGGCGGGGCATTTCAGCATTTCTCCGCTTCGTTACTGAAGATCTCGGCTAGCGCGCGGCTGCGATCGGCCTGTCGCTCGAACTGCTCCTTGATGCGCTGGGGCTGATCGGCCTTCGCGTCGTCGTCGTAGCGATATGTGGCAATGATCAATGCTTGGCTGATCAGGTCGGCCTGATCGCGCGTGAGTGTGATAGTGAAACTGGGCATCTCGTTCTCCTTTCAATCAACCAACGACGCTACGGTAGCAAAGTGTTTTGCCTATTGCAAGAACTTTTGCGATGTGTTTTGATGCAGCCATGAACGGAATACAAAAAGCGATTGCAAAGGCTGGCGGAACGCCCGCGCTATTGGCCGAGCTCGTCGGCAACGGCTGCACGCGGCAGAACGTCGAATACTGGGTGAACGTCGGTCGGGTCGGCCCGGGATGGGTGATCCAGGTCTACGACGTCACTGGCGTTGCGGTCCATGAATTGAATTCCGAGGTGTTCCCACGCGGTCGGGTGATGGTGCAATGAAATATGTGGTGCGCGGCAAAATTATGTACGGACTGCCGTTCGTCAACTTCGGCGGCCCGACATCGCCCCCGGGGGGACCGAGAACCTACGTGAAATTTGCCGACGCGCGCTATGTCATTGAAGCAGAGTCACCGGAATTGGCAGCGGAAAAGGCCGCCGAGATACACCACGAGGTGTTCATGTTCAAACACAAGTCGGTGAAACTTTTGAAGGGAGGAGAAACAAAAAGGCCCGCCGAAGCGAGCCCTCTTGCGAACGACTCCGTTGTGGAGTAGCGTTCATTTCGTCGGTGTTAGCGGCACCAGACAGAAAACCATTCTACTACAGTTTTCCCCTCGATGCCGCAAACGCCGCCCGTGCAGGGTGGTAGCGCGAACGCACGTAAACTGGATCGCGAGATGCCGACCGATAGCTCCAGACGCTGATCAGTCGCATCGACTCTCCGACTTCACCTACTGGGGGGTCGGGGGGTCTTTGCCTCCCTCCTGCCCCTCCGCTGGTGGGGTTATGAAGAATCTAAGATGAACAAGAGAGGGGAACGATGATCGAACTCGAAACGAACACCGGCGCGATGTGGTCGCCGTCGCCTGAACAGATCGACAACTGGCAGGATGCGTATGTGGGATTGGACGTCCCTGCTGAACTGAAACGCGCCGGCGCCTGGATCGGTGCCAACAAAGCCAACCGGAAGACCTACAACGGCATGGCGAAGTTCTGCATAAACTGGCTCGGCCGCGCGAACAACAACAAACCTGCGGGTGGCAAAATGGAAACGCCGCAACGCAAAGCCGATGATCCCGACATGTGGCGACACTGGTTCGCGGTCGAGGAGTTGATCCGCTTCAGATTGGCAGGGATGCAGCCACCGGCGCGCAAAGGCACATTTCGATTCAACCTTGGGCGGTTTGTCGATGCGGTCATCGCGGATCATCCCGAGGGTGTGACCGATCCAGAGCGCCGAGCTTCGTTCATTTACGGATCGGCCTACACGGCGGTCGTGTCGAATTGGGCGCAGCCTTGAGCCTCTTTCGTGGCGCCGAGGTCGCCCAAGCGAGACGCCTTCGCATCGCCCGCACCCGGCAAGCCTGGCTCAAACTCAATCACGACAACTACACCGCAACGGAAGCGGCGGATCATTGGGACTGCTCAGAGGCCACGATTCGCAAAGACGCAACGGCCATCGGCGTGCATTGCAAGATCAAGGCCCAGGTGCGTAAGGTCAAGCCGACCGACTGCATGAGCCGGGGACTGGCGATGATGCGGACATGAGCGAAAACTTCGAAGCCTTCTGGGTCGAGGTGATCGTCAGATTCCAGGCGGTGTTGCCGACGTTGGAACCCATCGAGCGATTGGCCTTGTGGCATCTGATCTTCGAGGGTTACTGCAAGTCTTGTGGCTACCCGGAAACATCCGATCAGACCTGCACTTGCATGCGTGACGAGTAGGATAAACTCCACTATGAAAGCGCCGCTTTGTTCGCATAGGGTTTTCTGATGTCTGAAGCTGAGAATCTCGACCGTGACCCGCTCACCGGACATTACCTCCCAGGGCACTCTCTTCCCGGCCCAGGACGCGGCCACGTATCGCTCACCGCGAAGCCGTTCCTCGAATCGATCACGGAAGCGTGGCTCACGCACGGCGCCGACGTGCTTACTCGAGTTGTTGCAGAGAAACCAGACATCTTCCTCAGAGTCTGCGCCTCACTCGTCCCGAAAGAACTGCTGATCCGGCAGATCAACGAAGGGCTCAAGCCCAGTCGGGATGAGTCGATCGCCCGGATTGAGCGGCTGTTGGAGCAGTTGACGAAATGAGCACGTACGCTATCGGCCGATGGTTGTGGAGCGCCCCAGGTTTCATGGTGGTCATTTCGGTATTGTGGCTCGTGCGCTTTAGCTTTCACCCCGACGATCAGGCGGCGTTGATCGTCGGCAACATATGGCTGGTGGGTGCCAACTTGAGTCGGCACAAATGAGCACGAAGCCCGCGATGTGCGACGTCTGCGGTGCTGCGCACTGGTTGCGTGATCCGCATGTGTTCTCGTTCGGCGAAACTGTGGAGACAACAGTCAACATCGCGGGCGGCCACCAGCCGTATCCGGTGCAATTGTCACGTGACAAGGTATGCGATGGCTGTCTGTCACGTGACAAGCGCATTGCTGAACTCGAGGCGCAGTTGGGATCGAAACGTGAGAAGGATGCGGAGCGGCAACGCAAGCGGCGGGCGAAGTGAATCTCGCAGCCGCGACTGACGATGAACTCCTCGAGTTGCTCCACGCGCTCGAGGACCACGCCGCGACGCTGAAGTACACGCACTACTTGGACATGTATCCCGAAGACGGCCCGCTGGGTTGGCGCGAGTACACGAAGCACTTCGCGTTCTGGGAGATGGGGAAGACCGAGTCGGAGCGCGCGCTCATCAGTGCCAATCGCTGCGGTAAGACCATCGCCGGCGGCTACGAGACGATGGTGCATCTGACGGGACTGTATCCGTCATGGTGGCCTGGCGTTCATTTCGATGGGCCCGTCAAAGGTTGGGCTGCCGGTGACACGGCTGACACCGTCCGCGACATCATCCAGCCGGTGCTGTTCGGCGATCGCGGCGACTGGGGTTCAGGATTGATACCCAAGCACCTCATTGTCGACGTCCTGCCCAGGCGTGGCGGCGGTGGCGGCATCGATACCGCGTGGATACGCCGTGATGATGCGCCCGACAAACCGCCCAGCGTGCTGCAGCTGAAGTCCTACGAGCAGGGGCGCAAGACTTTTCAAGGCACAGCCATGCACTTGATATGGTTGGACGAGGAGCCAGACATGCAGATATATTCGGAGTGTCAGATCAGAACGATGTCGACTGAGGTGGGTCGGCAGCCTGGGCAGTTGATCTGTACCTTTACGCCGCTGTTGGGCATGAGCGATACGGTACTGCATTTTTTGCCTGGGGGTCGGATGCCATGAATAACCTATTCGTTCGCGCGTTGATCATCCTGCTCGCGGTTGCGTTCGTCGTGCTCTTGTACTACGTGACGAACTGGGTATTGGCGCTGCTCGGTCTGAATGTCCCTGACAAAATCATAACGATCATCTTTGTGTGTGTCGGCCTGATTGCCGCCATTACTGCCCTATCGGGACGGTTCGATAATTACTGGAAGAGTTGAGGGGGTTTATGTCGCGTTCCATCAATTCGGTCGCAGTGGCCGGTGCATTGGTCGTGGTGTTTTGGTCTCTGATCGCCGCAGTATTTCCGCAGTACCACCCGAGTGTCGAGCTCGTCTCGGCGACGTCGGTGCTGTTCAACTCGGCGGTCGGCTACTTCGTCCCTGATTCCGCTGCTCAGATCGACGCCGCACACGCAGAACTCCATGCGGCGCCTTAGCCTGTTGTTGGTCCTCATGCTGACCGGCTGCGCCAACGGCGATTTCCAGAAGTTGCTCGAGGACGTCAAAGCCAACTGTCACACCACCATCGATGCGCAGATCGCCACCACGATCTCGGGTGTCGGTGGTTCCGGTCACTTCCAACAGGAGTGCTGGCCCACGGGTACAGCGCCCGCAGTGAGGCCACAACAATGAGCGTCCCTGTCGACATGACCCCGGAGCAGGTCACCTACATGTGGTGCCAGTTCAAACGGGCGCGCGCGATCATGCGCAACGGCATTGCGAAGGGCGACAAACTCAAAGTCGGGTTTGCACTCGGTTGGCTCGATGCGCTCCTCGATGAACTCTCGGACAAGTTCCCGGCAGACCTCGACCCGCACGACTCCAACCCCTCGAACAAGCCGTGACCTTTGGGCCGAGTCTCTACTATCTGGTGGCGACCCTCCTGGTTCTTGCTGCTGCACGTTGGCGTGGGGGTGTGTCTCTGGATTGCGCTGTGGTTCTGCTGGTGTGGCTTGCACTCGTGAACCTGACGTACCAGAAGGGTGTGGTTGAAACCACCGAAACGATGACGATCGCGGCGCTGTTCATCGTGCTGTGCGTCCTGCTCATTCGGAAGTGGGACCAACACTGGCTCCCGATCTATCTGCTGTTCAGCGGCTTCGCGATGGTGCTGTGGACGGCGTTCTGGCATGGCGATGCATATTTGTACAAGGCGGTCAAAAACGGGATCTACATCGGTGAATTGGGTGCTGTGGGAGTGTCCGTATGGACGACCCGGAAAAGATCGGCTACATAGCGGGAGGGATTGTGTCCGCCGTGGTGCTTGCGACAACCTTCTTCAAACGCTTAGGCGTCAAGCTGTTCAGCAATGATCTGGACGGTGTCAACGAGAAGCTCGAT